CGGTCGACAATGCCAGCACCCAAGCCACCTTCGTCGATCACCACCATCGCAGGCTTGAATTCCTCCATGGCCTCAATGATGTGGCCAACCACCGTCATGGTGTCATCACCTCGATGTCTGTCAATCCTCACAATGTCGCGTCCTTGGCGTATCGCAATCACCGTGGCATCAGCGCCAAAGCGTGCAGGGTCTACTCCAATGATGATTGGCGCCGTCTGATCCTTGTATTTTGGTCTATTCATGGCCTCATCCACAATGTCAGCCGGAATAAACTGGTCATCACCCTCAGATGGGAACATGCCATAGACCTCAACGTGTGCCTGGCTAGAGTCTGGGCCGTATTCGTCAATGATGTTCTGGTATACCGCCTTGTCAGTGCCTTCCACGGTTCTAGCATCCACAACCTTATTCGTCCAGAAGTCGCGCTTAGAGTTAAAGCACTCATAAAAATAGCCAGTGTTGCGGCGTGGGTTGGAGAACGCCAACCAAAGGCGGTTCGGTGTGTTCTCCGTAAAGAATCCAGCCGTCACAGCCCAGATCGAGTCGTCAATACCGCTGGCCTCATCAAAGATCACCATTACACCATCAAAGTTGTGAACACCAGCGTAAGCATCAGGATTTTCTGCTGACCACAACCTGCCCTCAACAGCCCAATACCTTGTGCCTTTTTTCAGGTCTTTTTCAACCAGTTCAGTGAGCCACGTTGCCGGCGTGATCTTGGTGGCTGCAACCTCAAACCAGTGGCTGTTAATGCTCATGGCCAACCACTTCGTGATCTCAGCCCATGTCACCGCACGCAGCTGTGCTTCTGAGTTAGCCGAAATGATCGTTGTCGAGCCAATGCGAGTCGATAGCATCCAGATGGTGAGCCAGCTGACGAGCGCAGACTTACCAATACCGCGGCCAGAAGACACGGCACTGCGCAGGGTGTTGAAGTCTATCTTGCCCTGATTGTCTTGGATGTGCTGGGCTATCTCTCTTAGCACTTCGCGCTGCCACTTGCGCGGCCCCTTGAAGTTTGCCAGAGGCGTGTTCTCTTGGCCCCAAGGGAAGGCAAACAGCACAAACGCCTCTGGGTCATCCGCAATCGCCGGTGTCCACAGCGTGGCCATCAATTCTTGTTCGTCTTCGGGCTTGTAGATCGTGGTTTGCATTTATCTAGCTATCTGATAGAATGGTGCTTTGGAGGCCATCAATGAAAAAAGTAGTCGCATACTGTGGTTTTAACTTTTCAAACAATTCGGCTTACTTGCGGATGCCAGAAGCATTTTGGAGCCAAACAGATGCGCAGCGTCTGGAAATTGTCAATCAATTGCTTGAAGAATTGACCAAAGAAAAAGAGCATCTTGAGTCGCTTAATCAACTTGATACCCAAGGTATCTAGCAATATTGTCAATTGCTTCTTGATCAAGTCTTTCGCCATGATGGCTTTTCAGCAATGACGTGCGAATGTTGTTGATGTTCTTGCCTTCAGCTATTTTCTTGGCAAAAGTCTTTTGCATCATCAAACGATCAGGCACACCAACAATTTGCCCTTGAGCATTTTGCAAAGAACCCATAACTTGCGCTTCAAGGCCGGCATTGTATGAGCCATGCTTAAAGTTTGGCGTAACCATCTGGGTGTTGGGCTTAACAGCCAATAGCGTATGCGCCATACCAGTCTCAGCGCCTGGCTCACTCATCACGTTGTACACATCTTGCCAGCGCGGGAAACCTTGTTTCTCCATCGCAGCTGTCGAACCAACTTCACCAATTGCCTTACGGATGTTGCCGGCGCTGTACTCGCCTGGCACGCCGTTGGCCATAATTTCTCGAATATTGGCGCTATCCAAGCCAGGGAACTTCTTGTAAGGGTATGACACCTCTTTAGTCACCGGATCAATTGACTTCACATTTCTAACGGCGTCCCTAAACGATGTCAAAGCCTCACGCGAAGGCTTAAGTGCATTTAAAGCGCCAACATAAGACTCAGCAATATGGTGCGAGAAGTTAATGCCACTTGGCGCCAAATTCATTTGCACACCAATTGTGTCACCCAACTCACTAAACTTATTCAAGTTATTGATCTTGGAAACTTGCGCGGTTTCGTTTGACGCGCCGCCAACACCTTGTTGCAAATTCTCTGCAATGTACGGATAACGCCTGCCACCTTGACGCTGAACAAACGCAGGCGTGGCATCGCGCAAACCTTGTGTTAACGGCACGCCAGCAATTTGCGTTACATTGCCGCCAGTTGCAGAGGTATCCCACAAAATAGGCACAACGTACTTGTCCAGTAGCGCATTAGGATGCACACCCATTTCTTGCGCCACATTCAATGATGGCTGCACAACGTCACCAGTGCCAAACAATCTGGCCTGCTCTCTTCGCATCACCGCAGGCGTATCCAAAATTTGTTTGTATTTGGTCAACGCAGATTTTTCAGCAGACGTTAGCATGGCCTCGGTCTTGCCAGGGAACAACGCCTCAATCGCCTTTAACTTGCCAACGCGCTCTGCCATGTTGGCTGTTGTGCCTTGTGCCATGCCCTGCAACATCTCAGCCGGCATTCCACCTCTTTCCATGATGCCTGGCACTACTCTCTCAGCATAACGCTCACCAGCCATGCCAGCTTTCATTGCCGCCTGCCTTGCAGCCCTTGCCGCTTGCAGTGTAACCATAGTCGCAGGCTGCGCTACAGGCGCCACTGCCATGGCCGCTTCTAATGCCTCCGGCCTGATGCGTGTCGTACCGCCTAAACCTCCGGCGCCAGTCGTTAAGGGTTCGCCATAGGACAGGCGATCCAGTGTCTGACTAATCGCCGGCATCGATAAGAACCGCGCCGTGCCCTGCATCTGCTGGGTGCGCTGGGGTGAATAACTCTGCGCTATCAGGTCAGCCAGTGCGCCCAAATACTCGTTGCGCTGGGTTGCGCTCAAAGTGTCTTGGTACGCCAACATGTTTGCTGGGCGCTGGGCTAGGGCGTTGTTAATTGGCATGGGGCAGATGTTAAATCATTTTTTTAAAAAATAAAAATAAAAAATGTGCGCGGGGCTACCGTTCCCGCGGCCCTTTCGCGCCGGCCCTACCCCCGCCCCCTCGGCCATCGGTGGCAGGCCATAGGCGTTGTCCACAGGCAGTTATGCACACTTGTCCACAATTGCTTGTGCATAACTTTATTTGTAATGCTTTGATACTCTTAAATCTGTGGATAACTTAGGGTCAACTTAACATAATGGACACTGTATAAAGTAGAAACGTATTTTCTGCTTTCCGAGCCTTCTTTTTGTTGCGTCTGCGCAACGTGTCGGCGCGCGTGCGCGTAATTGTACAAATTTCGGCCATTCGGCGACAATCACGCTTCCTTCGCCTCAACATCCATCACGCTACTGTTGTCCATTAACACGCGCTGTTTGGCTTGAGTCAATGCGTCCATGACGCTAATCCTGTGATCGGTCACGGCAACATCAATGCGGTCACCGTAGGTTTTCGGTTTAAGTTTAGCAGCCACCCATTTGCGTGCTTCAACTTGCAGACGTTTCTGTTGAACCCAAGCACTGGCCATAGAGCCTTCTAAGCCATCTGGAAGCTCTTTATCTGACAACTCAATGATTTCCTCTGCCAAACGGTCTGCGCGGTCTTCTACGGCCTTTTCGTAAGCCGCCCTGAACTCTGGGTTGTTCTTGATCATTTGACGCGCCAGCGAGTAACTGGGCATTCCCTCTGCTCTGAGGGTGCTACTTAAACTTTTGCCTTCTGAGATGCCACGCAGGATATTTTGCCAAGCCTCATGTTCTGCCGGAAACAAAGCTGGACGGCCTGGGCCTTCTCTCTGCACTGTCATTTCTGACGCCAAGTTATCAGTCACTTGTAAACTCCTTAAAAAAGAAGGTACTCACGCCAACTGGCGCTTTCCCTGAAGGTGCGGCAATGGCAACTGCGCACACCGTCATGTTATCACCTCAATCTCAACCTTGTACACATTTGGGCCACCAGACCTTTGGTTGTACTGCCATTCGATCATGTCGCTACCATCATCCACGCCAAGCCAGTCAGCAACG